CCTGGAAAAGAACTGTTGAAGATACCTAAACTCCACAACAAATATCTTGCAATACTTACCAAACATAAGATTGCCTCAAAAAAGGCACAGTTTGATTACTTGCGTATGCGGAAAATAAAGTGGGAATACTACACAGGTAAAATGTCTCAAGAAGAACTGCAAAGTTACGGGTGGGAACCATTTCAATTTACTTTGAAATCTGACATCACCACATATCTTGAGGCAGACGGAGATTTGATTAAACTTCTAGAAAAGAAAGTATACCATGAAGAAACTATTTCTGTTTTGGAATCTATTCTGAATGAATTGAAACAGAGAACATGGCAATTGCGTGACTTTATATCGTGGGAAAAATTCATAGGAGGACAATAAATGTCTTTTTTAGTTGTTAATATACCACCAATAAAATGTTTTGTACGCAAAGAGTTTCTTTATAACCATGAAAAAGGTCATGGAGAATTAGAACCTTGTGTATGGATGACCGCAAAAGCAATTAAAGGTCAAGCGTTTCGTATTGAATGTATGTTAACTGACTATGGTGCTTTGTTTGATAAACTGCCAATTTCAGCTTATGTTTGGAAATCTGTAGATCAACATTTACCTTTAGATCATTTGCAAATATGGGATTGCCTCTCATATGATATGGCGGTCATAGAAAAATCTAATTTGCGTGGACTTAAAGTAAAATATTTTGGTAAAGACAAACAATTTTATTTTGGTAAATACCTTTTTACAATAGATTTTGCAGCACCAGATTTAAATAGAATTGACACCAGTTTTTCAGAAGGTGTTCAAGAACATAAATCTTATAACTTTATACAACTAGACAATGGTCAATTTGCCTGTCAACCAAACAATAGATGTTTGTGGTATGATGTATCACTTGTTCCTCCAGTTACAAAAAATCCTGATTTTAAAATACCCACAGAAATATATTCGGTAGAAAATGTTTCTAAATGGAGTGTTGGTACTCCAGATTCATGGTTCTATCAATTTGATAAAAAAGAATGAGTGATTTATTAATTAACAAAGTCAATGAGGTATATTTAAAGGTAACTTGTGAGAAACATTTTGCAAAAGAGTTATCAGAATACTTTACATTTTTCGTACCAGGATACCAATTTGTTCCTGCATATCGTAATCGAATATGGGATGGAAAGATAAGACTTTTTGATTTAAGAAATAATTGCCTCTATATCGGATTACTTTCTTATCTTCAACTGTTCTGTAAAGAAAGAAATTACACTTTTGAAATACAAGATAATCTGGATGTTCAAGATGAATTTTCAGTATATCATGCACAGAAGTTTGCAGAATCACTTAATTTAGAATCAGCAGATAATGTACATAGAATATATCAAGGTAAAGAAAAAGAATCAACACTTCCTGTAATTATTTCTACATGGCAATCGTTATATAAATTACCAAAAGAATATTTCGAACAGTTTGATTATATCATAGGTGATGAAGCACACCTATTCAAAGCACAATCTCTAACAACGATACTTACTTCTTGCACAAAAGCCAAATATAGAATAGGTCTTACTGGTACTTTAGATGGTACAAAAACACACAAGTTAGTATTAGAAGGTCTTTTTGGTGAAGTAGAAAAAGTAATATCAACTAAAGAACTTATCGACAAAGGCAAACTATCAAACTTTGATATTAAATGTTTGGTCATAAAACATACAGATGAAGATTGTCTTAAACTGAAAGACAAAACATATCAAGATGAGATCAAGTATCTAATAGAAAATGAACAGAGAAACAAGTTCATAAAAAATCTTGCGGTATCTTTACAGAAAAATACTCTCGTACTATATCAGATGGTTGACAAACATGGCAAGATATTATACAATTTAATTAAAGATACAAAAAATATAGGCGAAAGAAAAGTATTCTTTTATTTTTGCAATGCCAACAAAGTCTACGATTCGTACTCTACAAAGTATTGGTCGTGGATTAAGACAGAATGAAGGTAAAGAAGTTGCAACACTCTATGACATTGCAGATGATTTAAGATACAAAAAACATATGAACTTTACACTAAAACATTTCATTGAAAGGACAAAGATATATAATGAAGAGCAGTTTCCTTTCAAGATTTATAAAATAGGATTAAAAAATGGATAATATCAAAATGGTCAGGTTACAGAATGGCGAAGATATTATCGGAACAATATCCAGTAATACTAGTGGTGTTTATAATGTATCGCATCCTATGGTAGTTGAAATAACATCTCGTAATGGGATGCCAATATTAGGAATGACACATTGGTTGCCTGTACAACTAGTTAAAACAAACGAAGTTACTCTTACCGATAAAGATATATTGTGCATGATTGAACCATCGGAAGACTTCATTGAATATTATAATAATACTGTGAAAAAAATATCTGACCTATTAAAAGCAAAAAAAATTATTAAAGATCAGATAGAAGATCCTGATACCTTTGAAGAAGATATCGAAGAAATTATGAATCATCTTAGAGATATGCCTGGTGATAAAGATATAATCCATTAATATATTTCATCCGAGCACACCGAGACTTTACACCTTTGTCAACACTTTGTCAATAACATTATGTGGTAATTATGAAAAAAGAAAAACACTATATCAATAACGCAGACTTCCTACAGGCCTTAGTGGACTACAAGAAGGCCAAAAAACTTGCAAAGAAGAATAAGACAGAAGAACCTCCTATACCAAATTACATAGGAGAATGTTTTATGAAGATTGCAGAAGGTCTGTCTCACAAACCTAACTTCATAAACTATACCTATCGTGATGAAATGATTTCAGATGGCATTGAAAACTGTTTGATGTACTTTGACAATTTTGATCCCACCAAATCTAAAAATCCATTTGCATACTTTACACAGATAATTTACTTTGCTTTTCTCCGTAGGATACAAAAGGAAAAGAAACAGTTATATGTCAAGTATAAGTCCACAGAGATGTTTGGTATTCTAGATGAATATGAAATGATGGAATTGGAAGATGGTACAACTAGACAGTTTGAATTATATGAGAATATTGCCGAATTCATTGAGAATTATGAAGAAGGTAAAAAGGCTAAGAAAACGGCAAAGAAGATAAAAGGTATTGAAAAGTTCTTAGGAGAGTGATATCATGTATAAAGTTAGTTGGTGTGGAAAAGATGAATGTTTTAGGTTTTTTAAATACTTTAAAGATATAACCGATGCAGCTAAATTTGCAGAAGAAATGTCAAAAGACTTTGTTATAGAGATTAAATATGAAAATAGCGATAATAACCGATCAACACTTTGGAGCAAGGAACGATTCACAGCACTTTCTTGATTATTATGAAAAGTTTTATTCAGGAGTATTTTTTCCACATCTTGACAGTAATGGCATCGATACTGTCCTTATACTCGGTGATACGTTTGATCGTAGGAAATATGTAAACTTTTATTCACTCAAAAGGACAAAAGATATGTTCTTTGATGAACTGGCAAAAAGAAATATTAAAGTTCATATGCTTGCCGGTAACCACGATACATATTTCAAGAATACCAATGAAGTAAATTCTGTTGACTTGTTGTTGCGTGAATATAACAACATTACAGTTATCGATGCACCACACACAATTTATGTTGGTGGTACCGCAATTTGTATGATGCCATGGATTTGTCCTGATAATCATCTGGAATCTATGGATCAGTTAAAACAAACACAGGCAGACATTTGCATGGGCCATTTTGAAATTGCCGGATTTGCCATGCATCGTGGTATGCCATCAAATGAAGGATTAGACCGTGATTTATTCTCTAAGTTTGATATGGTCTTTAGTGGCCATTATCATCATCGCTCTTCTCAAGGAAACATACACTACCTTGGAAACCCATACGAACTCACTTGGCAAGATTATAATGACGCTAGGGGCTTTCACATTTTTGATTTGGATAGTAGGGATCTTGAGTTTATTGTCAATCCTAACATAATGTTTTATCGTATTCTCTAAAAAGAAGATCACATTGATAATGAAAAGCTGAAAACTATGATGAAAGAATTATATGTTGAGGCATTAAACCAAGAACAGGCATGATTAAAGGATATATTTACCGTTTTGTGATGAAAATATCTCACAAATTTAATTGGCATCATATGAAACCCAATCCACATTTGGAACCTGGAAAAATTCAATTGTGGTGCCATTGGTGTGGTGCTCGTTGTACCATACCCAATATGAAAGACTATGATAAGATTTCAAAAAGTATGGTGGAAAAGTAGATTTATATAAATAAGGTTATAGGAGATACTATGACTGAAAACGAAAAAATTAAACTGTTGTCCGATTCCACAAAAACCAATAAAGAATTGGCCAAAATATTAAATTGTTCTGTACCAACCATTTGTAGACACAGAAGAAAATACGGCATAACTGTTCCTAGAGGCTTGAAACCTGGACAACATAATAATATAATAACAAAATATAAAACAAATTGTTTGTTTTGCAAAAAAGAATTTGAAACCGTACCTTCAGCTAAACAAAAATATTGTTCCAGAATATGTTTAAATCGAAGTGAAGAATACCTTTTGAAATTGAAACATTGCGATAAATCTTATATGCAAACGGAACAATATAGAAAAACTTTAATGAAAGATGATACTCCGGAATATAAAAGATATAGGAATAGAGTAACAAAATTGTCGGAACAAACATATAAAGAGAATGAATTACTTTTGAATCCAAAAGGTTACAAAAGAACCAAATGTGGTGTTGCCGATGGTTATCAATTAGACCACAAAATAAGTGTGAGAGAATCTTTTGATAAAGGTGTTTCTCCAGAAGAAGTTTCTAAATTAGAGAACCTTCAAATTTTACCATGGAAACAAAATTTACTGAAACGATGAATATAATATGATTACCTTCCAAAAGGTCAGATGGTGTAATTTTTTATCTACCGGCCAAGCATTTACAGAAATCAACTTTCAAAAATCACCAAACACACTCATTATTGGTCACAATGGTGCGGGTAAGTCCACTATTTTGGATGCATTGTGTTTTGGTCTTTTTGGTAAACCATTTCGTAAGATAAACAAACCACAATTACTAAACTCCATCAATCAGCAAGCTTGTGTTGTTGAGGTTGAATTTGCCATTGGTAAAAAGAATTATAAAGTAATTCGTGGTATTAAGCCAAATGTGTTTGAAGTTTACCTTGGAGATAAGTTACTTGACCAAGATGCTAAGGCAAAAGACTATCAAGAGTTCTTAGAGAAGTTCATTCTAAAGATTAACTACAAATCATTTACACAAGTGGTGATTCTTGGTTCGGCCTCATTTGTTCCGTTCATGCAGTTATCGCCAGCAGACAGGCGAGCAATCATTGAAGATTTATTAGACATTGGTATCTTCTCATCGATGAATGGCATTGTCAAAGAAAAGATGTCTAGTATCAAAGACATTTCCACAAAAAATAAGTATGAAATGGACTTGACATCCGAAAGAATTAATTTCCAAAAACAAAGTATTGAAGAACATAGAAATCGTAATGACGAGGAGATTGCCAAAAAGAAAGCAGAGATTGCATCTAGTATAGACCAAAACTTTAGGTTACAAAGAGATATTGAATTAATCCAGAAACACATTGATGTTCTCCAGAAAAAAATTCAAGATAAAGTTTCCGTAGAAAAGAAAAGTAAAAAGCTGTTACAGTTAGAATCCAAGATTGAAACCAACATTAAGAAAAATGAAAAGGATATTGCTTTCTATGAAGAACACGACAACTGCCCAACCTGCAAACAAATCATTGACGGAGAATTCAAGTCAGAACAAGTTACCGAAAGAAAATCAAAAGTCACTACACAACGGGAAGGCCTTGCGGAAATCTCAACGGAGATTGCTAAAGCAAACCAACGAATAGAAGAAATACATTCAATCATCAAACACATTTCATCACACAATAATGAAATTGTAAAACACAATTCAACCATATCGGCAGTACATAAGTTTGTGGACAAATTACAAAAAGAAGTAGAAGCTTTGTCTACACATAAAGATAGTATTGAAAGTTCAAATGATAAACTACGAGAACTTAAAGAAGAACTTGGACTGTTGGTAAAGAAGCAAGAAGAATTATCCGTTGAAAAACAATATTATGAGTTTGCTGGATCGTTGTTGAAAGATACTGGTATTAAAACCAAGATTATTCGACAGTACTTACCAATCATGAATAAGTTGATTAATAAGTACTTGACAGCCATGGACTTCTTTGTTAACTTTAATATCAATGAGAACTTTGAAGAAACAATCAAATCAAGACACCGAGATGAATTTAGTTATGCAAACTTTTCAGAAGGTGAAAAGATGCGAATTGATTTGGCTCTATTGTTTACATGGAGACAGATTGCAAAATTAAAGAACAGTACTAATACC